ATTAGATTCTCCCAACAAACTCATTACAAGAATGGTTCGTTTAGATCCAGTTAAATGATTTCGAGTAGTGTCCTTTTGAGTTGAGCTTTTTTGCTCCAGACCTCCTACTCTAGTCAGAAAACTAGAAATAAACTTACCATATCATCTGAGACTCTGAGTTAGATTAAATAACCTGACTCATTAAGGAGTACATTTACTCAGACTTTCTTGTAATGCAGATACCATTCTATCAACAACAATCTTCTCGATCATCTAAAGAAGTAAGATCCAAACCATTCGCAGTAGCGAACAATAGGAAGTCAGCTTCTATTTGATGAGAGAAATCGAAGAAATCTTCAGATACATCTGGAAGATTGAACTCTTTCGGTCTTAGTGCCTTCCCTAAACTCTTTGAAAAGATTTCGGGATCAAAGGCAGTTGGATCAAAATTGAGATTCATATAGTCCAAAAAATCTGGCTGGACATCTAAGTCGATAAGTCTTACTAAATGTAAGACCGTCTTTTCTGAGATGTCCTTAAGATTCATCGTTGTTGCTAGAAATTCTCTACGGAATGTGTCATAGCTAAAGTCCTGACCACCTTGAAGAAAATTCATCAGAAATTGATCATCGATCGCTTTCTGTAAATTCTTCTTGATTTTGTGATCAGTACAAGGGATCTGATAGACGTGAAGAAAACTTAATGAGGGCATTGTCTCCAAGGGTTGATCCAACAGGATCGACCTTAGATGCTGATGCTTTAGACACCGTGAACTGACGAGGTTAATATCAATCGGACTTAAAAAGTCCTCATGATATTCCTTCTCATTCACGGGCTCATTAAAGGTTCTCTCCATTTCTTTCAGGTCAGACACATTCTTCTCTCTATTTGAGAGATAAGGAATTGCAATACAGTCTTTAAGTGGTTTTATCTTTCGGAACAGATCATTCAGGTAGCATAACTTTGCAGTACGCTGTGAACGCTTGTCCTCAAGGGTTTTGCCCCATGAAAGTGAAAGACCACCATGACTAATAGGAACCGAGATCGATCGTACAGTTTGGTTGAGCTTCATCCGATTAACGGACTTAAAAAGCTCCTGAACCTCGATTGCTTCGGTTTCTGGCATAGCAAGTTCCAAATCTCTCAGACATTCGCCAAGGACTCGGCTACGTCTATCAAGAACGTTTTGTTTTCCTGAACCAACCACATTCCCATCAACAATCAGCTGAGAGTTGACAGTCCCATATCTGGGATGAATGTAATTTTTCCCTGCGGAAAGATCCAGTCCAAAATTTGCGACTTTCCCTTTCCAAACTGGGTAGGTTTCAGGACCTGTACGCATCAGTATATCATCCCCATTAATCAAATATTGATCGGGGGTTAGACCACTGAATTTTGCGGTACAGTCATTCAAGAGACACAACAGAGGAAAGGATAGAAGAGATCCCATCAATTGTCCAGATTTCTGCAGGACTGGCGTTAAGCCAGAATTCTGCGGATAGACAAGTAAATGGGGTGAAATCTCCTTCATCGCCCAACGTTTAGTTGGTTCGTGATCTATACTTTCCAGAATCCCTTCTAAGAGGGCCCTAGAGCCCTCAATCGAAAAGGAATCTGTTGCAGCCGAGTAATCACCAGAGATCCAAACATCCCCTTCACTAGATTGCTCGAAGAGACGCTGGATAGCAGTCTCCAATCTATTTGTGCCGTGTGTTAAGCAAAACTGAGGGTAGTCCCCCAGTGCCAGCCACATAGCACGTTGAAGAGGTTTAAGACAAAATGTGTCTCCTTTTCCCGCTGTAATTGTCCTCACCTTTAAAGGCTCTGGGACCGG